GACTGTTCGTGGATGACCACTTGCATGCTTGCAGTCCAGGGATCGAGGTATCAGTTAATGATATCGACCGATTCGTGAACAGCTGGCAGGCTTTGTGGTCGTGCCGCGTTTAGTCTTATTTGTGGTGCCTGTTACATAAAGGTATCACATTTTAACGGGCTTAGCCCGTCTTTTGTGAGGTGTTAACCATATGAGCGTGACCAAAACTGCCGATATATACCATGATCTCGGAAGAAGCAGCATAGTTAAAACTGGGTCAGGGGAGCCTTCTCCCGGTCCTCCTGTGTTTACTAGTTCGATAGTGAAAACTACCAAGACTAAGACACATGATGGTCCGGTGAGGGATTTTCGCCGACGCATTAGTAGCTGTTTGCCCGCTTCAACCAACTTCGTTGGTTCTGAGGTTAATCATATTTTCGACAAAGGTCATTGCAAATCGGTAACTCGAAATAAGGGTTTAAATACTTATTTGTGGTTAGAACACTATGGTGAGTTGACCCAAATCAGCACGCCCCCGATCATTTCAGTATCGGGCACGAAAGCTGACGACCTGTCTAAGATGAAGTTTGTTCAAGCTATCCGGTCGGCTCAAACCACCTGTCAAGGTGGTGTAATCCTAGGAGAAATTGGGGAAACACTTCATATGCTTAGAAATCCGGCTAAGGCACTCCGCCGAGGGTTTGATAACTACTTTACCGCTCTCAAGAAGAGGCGGCGTGGGAATCAAGCTACTCGAAAGAAGATCTTAGCAGAAACCTGGCTAGAACATTCGTTTGGTTGGCAACCCTTCTTACACGACATCAAAGATTCGGTAGCTGCTCTTGAACGTATCGCGTACACCGCCCGGTCCCCAACTATCTATGTTAGGGGATTCGGTGGTGACAAGATCGATCGAGGCACTACTTTTCTGAGAAACGTCGCTCCGACGGGCAATAGCAACCTTTCGTATGATGTACAGATTCACGAATATACCGATGCAATTGTTATACGCCGAGGAGCCGTGCGTGCCCCGATAGGGACACGTTTATCGTCTATAAAAAACGATTTTGGCTTCACTTTGAATAACTTTGTACCGACTATTTGGGAACTTGTACCCTGGTCATTTGCGGCGGATTATTTCACCAATATTGGTGATATTCTTTCTTCTTGGTCAC